TCTAACCAACTGAGCTACAAGTCCAGATTGCATAGATAACTTGTAAGAAAGGAATTTTATCTTACCGCCCAACACCTGCATTTTGGTACCCATGTCCAAAATGACTTAGCCTCTCTATGCAATTGTGATTTTATACAGACTTGAACTGTTATGTAGGCCTCTAACCTAATAAATCTCGGGGACGGAATAAACCGTCCCCTTGAAATGCAACTTAATTAAATTTTTCCGTCCAATACGATATAAAATATATAATACTGGAGATCAAGATTATTATCAACATAACAATTACTACTACCAACGAAAAATCGCTTATGTTAGTTATATTCGTTATGTTTGACAATAAGTCAAAAAGAGGGAATGCTGAAATAATTATTAACGCTATTGATACAAATAGCTCTCCATATTCGTTTCTCATAGGTATAATGCTATTTGCGATACCTCTTCATAGTCGTCTTCACTAACAAACCATGAATCGTTATCTGTTGTTAAATAACTCTTTCTTGATCCCAAATCTACATCACTTAATGATAATACACACATATCATCAGGATTTGCAGATTCATAATCTTTTAACTCTACGTTTTCATCACTACAATGCGCTTTAAGTCTACGCAATGATGAGTGATGCCGTCTAACTTCTAATTCTTCGTCAGACATTTGTCCGTTTTTTCTACGTTTTGCCATAATTAAGGACTAATAAAAATTATTCCGTCTTCAATGCATGATGGTGATTCTTCGTTCGAATCCTTTGAATCGTTTACTTTTGGACAAGAGAAAGGATTGTTAAAAATACACCCATTGCAATTGTATTGACGTTTAGCCCTAACAACAATGCCATTTATTTTGTAGATTCTGCCAGGACTAAGTTTTTTACTCATAGTTCACCTATTAATTGAAGCTTGTACATTGGTTGTTTAACTGGAACCATTTCGTATCCTTTACGAATTTCATCAACTTTTCGTAATACTCTAGATATTTTTCCAAGTTGATATACTCTATGTATGGTCTCACCCTTGGTGTAAGCTAGTATAAAACATACAAATCTTGATGGATTAGCATATAGCTTATCATATACAGGTGATACTCTATGATAGAATGCACCAACACCTTTAGTTGTGTCGATTTTATCCATATCACTTTTACTAACCAAAATCTTTGTTGCTTTTCCTTCCTTTCCTAGATGTTCTGACCTATATATATAGTATTTTCCAGTTGATACATCTCTAACAGCTGTGCATTTGTCGCCGATGTTATTGATTGCGACCATTAAACCACCTACCATTGTGCCATTAGGCAATACTCGGCGTACTACGTCTCCTTTACTAAACTTCATTTGTGTACAAATTTGATTTTGTATCGAACAATTGATGTTATTACACCATTTCTTAACCTAATGCCAAGTGTAGGCTCGAGAGAGAATTGCTTACATGTGCTAATATAATCTACAACACTCTTTGAGATTGGAATAATCTCTGAGAATCCTGCTGACTTATCAACATATACAGCTAGATACTTAACGGTTTTACCGTTAACACTCGGTTTCTGTACTATTTGTTTAATACATTCAACCTTGCAAACCATTGTGTCAATTGCAGCTTTTTGCTGTGCATGACACTTCGAAGTCAATAACAATAACATTATTATTATGACTATCGCTATCAGTGGGCCAGGACTTTGATTTTCCGGCTTTTCGTACAATTTTACACCCATATTAAAAACCGTTTGTAATTCTACAAATACATCCTGCAGATTCGAGAGTATCCTTCATAGTGTTAATGAAGCTTTCATCAGGAGACTGAGACAACAGTATGTCATGTTTATCATCAGCAGCTGTGTCTACAATAGCCTTTGCTCTTTCTATAGGCATATTTAACTGCAGTGACAGCGTTCTTACTGTACTCAACTTCTTATTATTTTCTACTTTGTCTAAGTATAAGTAATAAGTAGTTTTTGCTGGAATGCCATTAGCTTCTTTTTTGGCTACTGCTTCTTCCATCTCCATAGATGATACAACTGCTAACAGTAAGTTAACATTATGTCTCATATCTTTTGTGCTTGAACACTCTGACTGGAACTTGATTTTTCCGTCGTTCTGAATAGTAACATTCAACATACTTAATGAATCGTTATGAATTTAACACTTGTCTTGCCAGCTCCTGGAACATTTGAATGTTTGTTGTTAATATAACTATTCAAAGTATTTTCCAAAGATTTGGCATTACATTTACTTAATCCAGAAGAGAGGATCATTGTAGATCCTCCCTCCTTAGCAACTACCTTGTAGTTAAGGTATTCAGCATCAGGCTTCCCTTTTGCTGACTGTGGCTTAACTGCTTGGTTATGCGTTTGCTTGTGTTTCTTCTGATTCATCATCTGTGCAAATGAATGGTTTACAATCCAGACCAATGGCTTTAATTACATTAGGCTCACTGAGTTTGTCTTCTGTGACTTCGCTAATTCCTCTAGCGATAAATGCAAGATGTCTCAAGTCATTAATGCTGTTGAACTTACCATCAACTTCAACTGTCACTTTAATGGTCTGTTCCTCTGTTACGGCGTCCAGTTCAACGTCAATAGATTTCAAGATTGGAATGTGTTTCTTGAACTTAGTCTCCACGTAACTAGGAGCATCCAAATCAACATGATCTGGAGACAGTGTACGAGATACTGTTACAACTGTTTTGTTACCGTCAGCAAAAACTTCTGACCCAAGCTTTGGGTATCCTTCACCCAACAATTTTTCGATAATGTTCATAATTTTGATAATTAAACATTGTTTATTTTTGTGTAAGACTTACCGCTTACACTCGGTATAAAAAGTGTTCCATCTGTATTTATAGAGGCTTTGGACTCTCAGCTTACGCTGGCTACATTAAACACTTAGGGTTGATGCAACTCAACCCTTATGTTTTAAATTGGTTTTAGATATAAATTTATTGGTAGTTCGTTGCAAAATATGTATATATTACAATTGCGATACCAACAAATTAAACAATCTTCATTACATGGTTCTCTTACGATTCTAAATACACAATTGTCTATTGTGACTAATTGTCCTGGCTTATATCTATTACGAGTACCAGATGTCTTCCGTATGTTCTTCTTCATCGAATTCATTCATACTATTTTACAATTAGTTCGTCTACTTTAGACTTAGCTTCTAAATAATCAACACCATAATCTGTCTCAAGGTCTGTATCCATGAGGTCAAGATTATGTGTTCCGTCGAGAGAGTCTAAAAGCGTCTCAGTGCATTTATAATACTCTTCGTACGCCTTTACTTTTTCCTCTGCTCTGTTATTGCTACCTTTTACAGCATTAATACCAAAGCAGGCACCAACAATGACACCAATAACTGCTCCAATAAAGAACAGATTCAATTGGTCCATAAAAGAATGTTTCTTATCTTCCATATCTATATATATTTTGATTTAATCTATAAAAATGGTATATCTATCCTCACGAACCGATATACCTGCATGGAAATAAAACCTGTTGATAACTAAAAAATGATTTAATAAAGGTGTAGTGGTTACTGGACTCGAACCGTCGCTATGTGTGCGCTTTTATAGCCAAGTACGATACCCATATAATGAATTCGTACCATAGTATACCCTCTTACTTCAGCAAGTGTATAATAACCACTATCCGTCTCTCCGGATCGTCATGGAGAACTAAAACCACTTTCGCACCCCTTGCAAGTAGGCTGACTACCTTAGTTCTCAGCATACATGTAATACTACTATTTCACCCTCTGTGTCCTACAATCGACATCTTACAGCTTTGCAAGTACTATAAGCACGTGTTGTAGTCATGGGCTTGGGACCATGAACGCCACATTACTACCTACGATTTATCACGTTAGCGTAGGCGCTCCGGCATCCTGGTTTATATACCGCATGAGATAACGGTTAAATACAACTATCTTCACAGACCATTGTATTTAGGGGATAAAATGCTTATGAATAATGAATATCAGACTACACTATGATGCAATGTGTAGTTTCGTCTAGGTCTCATCAGTGATTATGTTAGACTCTCCCTAGCTGAGTTTAAATTAAAAATGTACCACTATCTTCACAGACCATGGTACACGAAACAAATCTACTATTTACCACTCTTGGCAAGAACTCTTAGATGTGCAATCAATGTATATGGAATCTTAATGTCTTTTATCTTAAATAAACATATCACTATCTTCACAGACAATGATATGTACTATGCTTTTTGCTACGCTTAGCAATCGTTCACCTACGACAAATGAGCATATTGATATTAGTCTAATTGTTCGGATTCAAATATTACGTCTTCAACTGTCTTACCAATCAAAGATCTTTTATATTCAGAGTATCTTATAGTATTTGGGCACTCTACAATATATCTGATAAATCCTGCTAATTCTTTAGAATATGGTAGGTTGATCATTACCAATAAGTCTTTTACAACTTGTTTAAAGTGCATTTACTCCTCCCCAAGTATTTGGAAAGTTGTTATGCTCTTTTTCCCAGAGCGCTGGTGTGTTGTTCTCGACTAAGCGAATAATGTCCAACACATTTGTTTTATAAGTTATTTTCATATTGATTATGTTTTATATTTCTATCTGTTCTATCTGAAATCTCACCTGCGGATCTTCTCATTTCCCATCTCAGGCAAGCTCTAAGCTAATGTCTGAGCGAAGCGAGTTACATTTGTTCAAGCAAGCAAGGTAGCGCCACGAGGACGCTACGATGCAAGTTGTTAGAAGGTTGCTGGAGGCACGCTTCCCGGAGCTGCTGCACCTGGTTGCTGAGCGCCTGGC